TGCAAGTATACCAAACAGCCAAGTATGGTATGTAGCACCAAGTTACAGAATGGCTAAAGGTATTGTTTGGGATCAATTGAAAGGCAAACTAAAAGACTTGCGTTGGATTGATGCTAGTAATGAAGCAGAATTAAAATTAAGATTAAAGAATGGAAGCGTTATACACCTTAAAGGTGCAGATAATCCAGACAGCCTTAGAGGTGTTGGATTGAACTTTATTGTAATGGATGAATTTCAGGACATAGATCCTAGGGTATGGACAGAAGTATGTCGTCCCACACTATCTGACAAGCAGGGACACGCACTGTTCACAGGAACACCGCGCGGAGTAGGATCTTTTAGCCACGAGATGTATTCAATGGCTTTGACGACTGAGGGGTGGGATGCGTGGACTTATACAACACTGGATGGCGGCAATGTGCCTTCTAATGAAATTGAAGATGCAAGACGTGATATGGATGAAAAAACATTTCAACAAGAATACCTTGCAACCTTTAACACATACAGTGGTATGGTGTACTACAATTTTGATAGAGAAAAAAATCTTAAATCATATCCAAATCCAGACATTACTGAAATATACATAGGACAAGATTTCAACGTAGGCGCTCTTGCAAGTGCTATCGCTATAATTGAAAATGGTTGTGTATATTTTATTGATGAACTGTTACTAGATAGTTCAAGCACAGAAGACACTTGTGATGAACTAAGACGCAGATATCCAAACAGTAGAATTAACATTTTTCCAGACCCTGCAGGCAAACAAAGACGTTCAAGTGCAGGTGGTAAAACAGATATTTCTATTTTACAAAATGCAAAATTCATTGTGCAGGTTAGAAATAGCCACACTCCTGTACGTGACAGAATCAATGCAGTAAATAGTAAACTAAAGAACGCAAGGGGAGACATTGGACTGTATGTTGATCCTAAATGTAAAAACATTATAAACAGTTTAGAAAAAATGGTATACAAACCAGGTACTAACGTCGTAGACAAAGACGGAAAACTGGATCATATGGCAGACGCAGTAGGCTATTTGGTTGATTTCCTATATCCAGTTCGCACTGAATATGCACCACAAGAACCACAAAGATGGGCATTCTCAGGTAACAAACAAAATGCAAGGAGATGGAACTAGATGCCCGTTATTAGAGACAGAGTAACTAAGGGTGATTCTAACTTAGCCATTGATTACATAGTAGAGGCACATCCTGCCTACAAGCACTATCTTAATCGTTGGGTATTTTTAGGAGACTCTTACCACGGTGGCTATGAATATTTTCAAGGAAAATATTTAGAGCCCTACTATTATGAATCAAGAGATGATTATGAAAAGCGACTTAGAATGCTTGGACTTGATAATCATACTAAAAGTGTTGTTGGAATATACAACTCTTTTTTGTTTAGACGCGAACCTAAAAGAACTTATGGCACACTAGAAAACCTTCCAGGACTAAATCCTTTCCTTGCAGATGCGGACCTAGATGGAAGAAGTTTTGCACAGTTCTTGAGAGAGATGAGTGCTATGGCAATGGTATACGGTAATGTGTGGATTATTGTAGACAAGCCAAGTGCAGAAACACTTACAAGAGCAGATGAACTAAACCAAGGCATTCGTCCTTATGTGTCAATGTTTACACCAGACAATGTTTTAGACTGGCAATACACAAGACAAGCAAATGGTTTATACACACTAACATATTTGAAATTAAAAGAAGAAGTAGTTAATGGTAAACAGTTTATCAGAGAATACACACCTGAAGAAATTAATGTCTACTTGGTAGATGGAGATAACAACACAGGTGAACTTGCAATGACAATGCCAAATGAACTTGGCAAAGTGCCAGCAGTATGTGTTTACGCTTCAAGAAGTCAAACACGCGGTGTTGGTGTATCACCAATGGGTGATATTGCAGACATACAAAAAGAACTGTATGAAATGTCAAGTGAAATTGAACAGATTATTAGATTAACAAATCATCCGTCATTGGTTAAAACATCAGACACTGAAGCGGCGGCTGGTGCAGGTTCAATTATTCAAATGCCACAAAACTTAGATGGCAATCTAAAACCTTACTTGTTACAACCAGATGGAGCAAGTATTGAAGCAGTGCTACAAGCAATTGAAAGAAAAGTAGAAAGCATTGATAGAATGGCTTCACTAGGAGGCATCCGCTCTGTAGAAAGTCGTAGACTGTCAGGAGTGGGACTACAAACTGAATTCCAAATGTTGAATGCTAGATTGGCAGACTTTGCAATGAATCTAGAACACGCAGAAGAACAAGTTTGGAGACTATGGGCAGAATATCAAGGCACAGTATGGGATGGTGAAGTACAATATCCACGTTCATTCTCAATACAGGACAAAGTAAATGATGTTCAAATGTTGAAAATGGCAAAAGAAACAGCACCTGATGATAAAATGATTACAGATAAAATTGACAAGATGTTATTAGAAACAATTACTGAAATGCCATATGAAGATACTAAAGAATGGTATGAAGAATGGAAACAAGAAAACAGACCTGCAAAAGATTCAGTGCAACACGTACCAGTCACAACTGCAGATGATTTGGTTATGCATCTAAGAGAAATGGTAGAAGCAGGATACACAGATGATGAAATCAAATCATTACATCCTGAACTAGCACAATTATTCAACTCTGGGAGCGAATTGGGCCAAGATGGGTAAGTTTATACCTGAAAGAGATTTCACTAATGAACTACCAACTGAAAAGCGTCTGCGTGAACTTATAGATGAATATAAGGAAAACGTATGGCGCTTTGAAGTAAAAGATTCAAAGGCAGCAGGCGTAAGGGCAAGAAACAATCTACTTGAATTAGGCAAACTTTGTAAAACTAGAAGGCTTGAAATACTAGAAAGAAAAAAGGACATAGTTCCTTTTCGTTGGGAGGAAGAAAATGCCTAAACCAACAAAACAAATGCAGTCAAATGCCAAAAGAGCACTGGCATTGAGAGACAAGGCACCCAAGAGTAGAAAAGGTATGACACCTGTAGGGTTGCAGAGAGCGAATCAATTTGCTAAGGGCGAGAATGTAAGTCTACAAACTGTAAAACGCACATTCTCCTATCTTAGTAGAGCAAAGACTAATTATAAACCAGGCAAAAATACTCCAGGTACACAAGCATATTTAGGCTGGGGTGGAAATGCAGGTTTAAGTTGGGCTAGAAAGATACTAAAAAAGTAAGGAGAGCGATATGGCTATGCGAGGTGGACGTAAAAAAAGCACACGTGGTGGTAAGAAGAAAAAAGACGAAAAAAAGAAAACACGTGGCGGAACACGCCGTAAATAACGGAATTTGTGCAGTAAAGCATAAATAATAACACATACTGCTATTAGAGGGCAGGTGGTAGAACTCAACCAATTATAAAGAGGATATATAATGGACGCAGAAAACACAGCGGTAAACGAAACTGAGATAACTGCATCTCAACCAGAGGTTAAACAGCAGGTAGCAACGCAGGATGTTGTAAAGGATAATACACTTTCACAAGACGATGTAAATCGCATTGTTGCGGAGAGAGTGGCAAGAGAAAAGGCAAAGTTTGAAAAGAAATATTCAAATGTTGACTTGGATCTTTATAATCAAATGGTAGAAGAAAAAGAATCTACACGCCAACAAGAACTTGAAAAGCGTGGAGAGTTTGAAAAAGTGTTGAAAGAGCAGGCTGATAAATTCAACGGCAAAATTCAACAGTATGAAAGCGAACTTACTTCTATTAAAGTTGACGGCACTTTGTTAAGTGAAGCAAGTAACCAGAAAGCAGTAAATCCACAGCAAGTGGTTTCATTGCTAAAAGGAAACATAAAACTTAATGAAGCAGGTGGCGTTGATGTTGTTGATACAAACGGACAAGTAAGATATGATGATAATGGTAACCCATTAGCAGTGTCAAACTTGGTAAATGAATTCCTTACAACTAATCCACATTTTGTACAAGCAGGACCAGGTGGTTCTGGAACAGGACAAGGTGTTGGAAAACAAGGTCCTGTGGTAGATAACGATGTTACGAAACTTAATATGCAAAATCCTGAACATCGTGCTCGTTATAGAGATATAATGAAAGCAAAAGGGATTCGCGTATAAATTTGCTACTAAAGGAGAATAACTATGGCGAATGAATTTGACACAGGCGTATCAGGAGCAGATGCTCTTTATGCCAACATTATGCAGGCGGCTTTGTTTACATTATCAGAGCAGTCTATTATACGTCCTCTTGTAAGAAATTACAATATGACAGGAACTCCAGGCTTAACAGCACAAGTTCCAATTTACCCAGCGGTATCTGCCGCAGCGGTAACTGATGGGTCAGACCTTGCAAACACAGTTTTTGCAACAACTAAGAAAGAAATCACAGCAGCAGAAGTTGGTGTTATGGTTACACTTACTGACTTGTTAGAAGAAGCATCAAGTGATGACACAGCGGCAGCAATTGGTAGACAATTAGGTGCGGCTATGGCTGAGAAAGTTGATACTGACTTAGCGGCTAATTTCCGTAACTTTTCTAAAAAAATTGAGAAAAGTGGAGCGGCAATTAGTGCTGAAGATATCTTCAAAGCGGCTGCAACACTAAAAGCAAACAAAGCAGACCAAAACGGTGGTTATGTTTGTGTGTTACACCCATTCCAAGCATTTGACATTAAGAAAGAATTGACAAATGCAGGTGCAACTATGTCACACAATCTAAGTGATGTAGGTAACAGAGCATTAGAAAGTGGTTTCATTGGCAGAATTGCTGGTGTTGACATTTTTGAATCAACTGTTTTAGAAGGTGACTCAGCAGGTGAAATTACTGGAGCAGTAATGACTCAAGACGCATTAGGCTATATGCTAAAACGCGATATGAGAATTGAAACTCAAAGAGATGCTTCATTAAGAGCAACTAAAATCGTAGGTTCTATGGCTTACGGTACAGCAGAACTTTTTGACGCATACGGTATTGCTATATCATCAGACGCATCAGCACTTATTTCATAAGTGTTAGACGCATAGTATTAGGAAAGGGCGGAGCAATTCGCCCTTTTCTTTTGAAAAGTCTATGGTTTCCTGACAAACTGGTAAATACAATTACAACAAATTATGCGGTTTGGGAAGGACCTAAAGCGTGATATAAAGGACAGTATCCTATGGCGATTACACTAGCAACAATATCTGATATTCAGACATATGAACCAGACATTATAGATTTTGGTATTCCTGAATTTACAGATGAAATTTCAAAAGCACAAGCAGACGTATTTAGAGACCTAAGAATCCAATGGTGGCCCACATACCACAATGGCATTTATGATTTGGCAAAACTCACTATGAGCAATGAGCCAGATGAGGACCTATTCACTGCAAGCCAATTGACTAGAGCCTGTGCCTACAATGCACTAGGTTTTCACATCTATCCTAAACTCGCAAAATTTGAACCAGAACAAGATTTATTTGAACGCAAGATGGAATTCTACAGAAAAGAATATTCCAGAGAACTAGATTTAGTATTGCGTGATGGTGTTGAATATGATGCGGATAGTAGTGGTACAGTCACAGATGACGAAAGAGAAGCAACTCACTATCTACGCCTCAAAAGGTAGATAGTTTATGTCAAACAGAGAATCAGCAGTAAAGAACATCATAGAAGTTTTGGAGGATATGAGTCCACCAAGACCCGTATTTGTGTCAAGAGA